GGCGAGCTGAGGCCGTAAAGCCGCCAACGGTCGCACAACCTTTGGTGCGTAGTAAGTGCAACCCCAAACATCGGGTAGGTGTCCTCACGCCTATCTGCGTAAGTGTTAGTGAGCAGACAATGGAAGAATACGAAAACAACAACGATGCTAATGTCTTGGATGAAAACATCCGAGCAGAGCTGCGAAAGTCACGGCAGGTTGCTAAAGAAGCTGCCGAAGCCAACGCTAAGTTAGCCGAACTCCAAAAGGAACTTGCCTTTACTAAGGCCGGTATCCCCGAAGATGGAGTCGGTTCCCTTTTGCGTAAAGCGTATGACGGCGAGATCACTCCCGAAGCGATCCGTGCCGCAGCCTCGCAATACGGCATCACGTCACAAGTTTCTAATTCGGTTTCACCAAGCCAAGAGATCCCCCAGAGCGAACTGGAAAGTATGCGCCGTGTAAATGGTGCTGCTGTTAACGCAGGTGGTACGCCCCCTGTCGATGCCGGTTCTGCATTTGCGGCTGAACTCGCTGCGGCTACGACTGAAACTGAAGCCTTTGCCATTGTCCAGAAGTACGGAGAATCCAATCCGGAACTCGGCTTCTTCGCTCGCGGCGCGTATAACTAACCCCTAACAGAAAGTAGGAATTGTGGCTATAACCCAAGCCTCATCCCTTGACTTCTCAAAGACTGCTTACGACCGGCTTGCTTACTTCGCACTCCGACCGGAGCTTTACTTTGATCAAGTCGCAGATGTAATGCCCACCGCCCAGTCAATGCCTGGTGCGACAGTTCAGTTCACCATCGTCAACGACCTTGCCGTTGCTTCTTCGACCATCTCGGAAACGAGCGACATCTCGCTCTCCACGATGTCGGACAGCTACGTTACGGTTACGCTTGCCGAATACGGTAACGCCGTTGCCACCACCGCTAAGTTGCGTGGTACGTCGTTCGTTGAGATCGACCCCGTTGTTGCCAACGTCATTGGTTACAACGCTGGTGTGTCGCTTGACTCAATCGCCCGTAACTCGCTCCGTGACTTCATCCTCACCAACGGTACTTCGTACTGGGATGGTCAGGGTACGGGAACGTGGACTTACACGGCTGGCTCCAACACCTGGGCGCAGTCACCGACCACGACGGCTGCTACCAACAACGCTACCGGATCTGCGTTCGCTAAGGAGCGCGCCATCCTGCGTTCAAACAACGTCGCTTCGTTCGGTGGCTTCTACGCTGCGTTCGTTCACCCTGACGTTGTGTACGACATCCAGCAGGACACTGGTACGGCTGGCTGGCGTTTGCCCCACATCTACTCGCAGCCAGGTGAAATCTGGTCGGGTGAAATGGGCGCATTTGAGGGCTTCCGCTTCATTGAAACGCCTCGCGCCCCTGTCTGGGCTGACACCGCTTCAACGGCTGGTGACGTGTATATGAGCATCTGCGTAGGCCGTCAGGCTCTCGCTAAGGCTCACTCGGTCACTGACGGAAACGGAGCTATGCCTCACATCGTTCCTGGTCCTGTGACCGACTACCTGCGCCGTTTCGTGCCGCTTGGTTGGTACTGGCTCGGTGGTTACTCTGGCTTCCGTGCGGCTGCGGCACGTGCTGTTATCAGCAACTCGTCGCTGACCCTCAACCAGCCTGCCATCAACAACTAAGGAGTAGACGAGAGTGCCGGTTTACTGTTCAAACTGCAAGTCGCGTGAGGTTATCACGGGGCTTCAAGAATACACTTGCCTTGACTGTGGGCGTTTGACACGGGTAGACGGCACTCTCGTTCCCTTAGCGGAACAATTTAGCGAAGATCACCAAGAGGTAGAAAATGAGTAACATCCCCACTGGCCTCGGTCTTACTCGCGGTTTAGAGTCAATGCAGGCGGTTCCTGGTGGCACATCAGACCGACCTGCAAAGGCTCGCGCCAACGATGCGAAGTACGACACTTTCGATCAACAGCCCGATCCGTGCTACTGCGGTAAGTGCGATCTGACTAGAAAGCCTTTCTAATGGACAAAGCAGGACACGAAGCTACACGCGAGGAAATGTCCGGCAAAGCCGGAATGAAGTCCGATATGACTCTGATGTTCCCGAACAACGGGCCAAAGGGTCTGCGCGGCGTGGAAGCAAACACGGCTCGCTCTAAGGGTTCACCGATGGGCGCACCTACGGGCGTTACCGAAATCCAGTACGACTCGGCGCGTGTTCCCGTTGTCGATCCCTACGACACATACGAGGATGACTAATGGAGTTCCCTTTCTCGGAGAACCAGGCTAAAGAGGATGCTCGCAAGCCAAAGGTTACGCAGATGCGTGATTCGCAGACCGACACCAGCCGTGCCAGTTACCCAGCACCGGAGTTTGGCCCTACCTCTCTCGCAGAGGAAAAGCTGAACGGCGGCTGGACTCCCCTTACCGCACCAGTCGGAATGGGCAAGCCTGCTCGCACCTCTACATCCAGCTCTCGCGGCTGGGTGGACACTGTTGCTCTCGGCAATATGGCAGACGGAGACATTGAATAATGCAGATCCAAATGCAACTATTACCTGGACATCATTAACTTCAGGTTCTACGATAACTGCTAACGGAACGGCTGCTTATGCTTCATTGACAGAAACTTCAAACTTCCGTGCGGTTATCAGCAACAACGGATGCTCTGATTCTGCA